TCAGAAATTCATATGGCTTTGTCCACCTTTATCGGGGTGGGGTGGGGCCGCCACAACTTTTCCCGGGCAGGCAATCGAACGGACAAAAGTTTCAAGCGTGATGAACGTGTGGCTGCATTCTATGTTCTGGCACTGATTGTAACGCTCCTTGGTCATTGGGGTGACTTGGTGGCTACTCCTAGTGTGTGCAGCCTTACCGCATAGCGGACAGTTCATCATTTTCAATCGGCCTCATCTTAAATTTGCAAGCTATGGTATCCCGTTTCGCTGCATATTTAAACTTCCATCTTGCTATTCCATATCTAAATCTGCAATTTTTACCTCAAGATCCAGCGAAGTAGTGAAGCCGCTTTCGCTAATGCTGTTTGTTACCGTCGTAATCGTCCATTCTGCGGCATCAATTGGCTGTTTGAATCCGCTAACTTTCACAGGCAACTCAGGGAACAGATCGCCGCGACCTTTTGCCAGGCTAATTGAAAACGAAGCCGCGCCGCGCTGAAGCCGCTCCCATGTCATTTTCGCGGCGCGTTCTGCGTTGGCCCGGTTTGCATAGGTCCGGCTTAACACCAGAACGTTTTCGTCTGTGCCGATGAGGTAGTCCCCTTGTTTTGGCTCAGGGACTTTATCTGGCTTCTGTGCTGTGGTTTTACGTCTCCGCCTGCGCTTTACTTTCACCTCCTCCTTTTTCTTAGGCTCCTTAGTATGCAGCCAGCTCGCCACAACCCCCGTATAAGCGCCACGGTCTGCCAGGCTAAACCTGTGGTTATCGCCTGAATCGCGGGCGATAGTGACTACCGGCAGCGCTTTGCCGCTTGCCGTTTTCCCCTGACCTTGCCGGATAAAAAGCAAATTGCCATTTTTAACCGAGGCAATGGCGCCATACTGTTTAGCCAGGCGCATTAGAAAGCTACCGTCTGATTCGTTAGTCTGGTCAATATGTTCAACGGGCTGCTTAGCCATATCTTCGCCGATCGCCTGTTCCAGCTTGTGTCTGGCGGCAATTTCTTTCACCACATCGCCAATCGTTGTGTTATGCCATGATTTTTCCCGCTTGGTATTCAGTGTTGCGCGAAAATCTGCGCTGCGCGCGCGTATTGTCAGGCGGTCAGGCGCACCTGAATGTTCAATTTCATCAACAGTAAAACGACCCTTGCTGTAAAGCGGCTCGCCCTGCCAGCCAATAGCGAGCGACAGGACAGCGCCACGACGGGGCAACTGAACCTTCCCATCAGCATCATCCAGTTCAATATCCAGCTGATCCGCTTCAAAGCCGCGGTTGTCTGTGTGAGTTAATGAAAGCAAACGCCCTTCCAGCGTGGCTGTGATGTCATTATTTTCTAAGGTAACGCGATAAGCCGGAATCAGTGCCGCGCCATTAATCCAGCTGTAGCCATTCATGGTAATAACCCGCCCGCCATATTAATGGCACTATCTTTCAACTGCGTTAGCTGGGTGGATAAGTCGCCTAACATAGACTGAAGAGTTTCATCAATTCGCTTAAGCGTTATGGTGAAATCAATTTTCCTGGCGGCCCCATCCCTGAAAAATTCGCTCTTCGTCGTATTTATGCTTTCAATTACAAACATGCCGTAAATAGTCCCTTCACCACCAATTAGCGGCCATCCTTTGCCAGTTTCCGCCATTTGCTCAAGCGCCAGAAGTGAAATGCGTCCGCCCGTTATGGCAGGCATAAGCGTACCGGACAATGTGATGGTATCTGTATCAGGGCCGAGGAACTGGAGAGAAGGCCGCTTGCCGATGCGGCTGTTGCTCGCGTGCCGCCATTGCTTTTGTAGCTGCAATTCCTGATAAGGTACGGTTTTTAACATGAAAACAAAAAGCCCCAGCGTCATCATCATTCGTTCAAGTCTCCCCGATCTGAAAAGTTACTACGCGCGCGGGCTTCAGCCTGCCTTTGCTCCGCCTTTATCCTGCGCATAAGCTCATCTACAAGGCTTTGCTGGCTTTGCCCTGGTTGCTGCACGATATGAAAATTGTATTCATTGCGAACCGGCGCTGCATTCTGAGTTACACGCTGGCGCGGAGCCTCGTCTTGATACTCTACAGAGGGCAGGCTGAGCGGATGCAGCGGCTTCGCTGCAAGAGGTTGCGAAAGACCGCCAGCTGCAAACATGGTCGCAGCCGCCAGAGCAGCTGTGCGGCGTCGGCTCATGATATTGGCGGGGCCGTTTACAATTTCAGGGCCGTATTCACCAACTATGCCAGCTCTGCCTGCAGGAATATAACCACCGTTATCATACATACGCATGCCATACGGCGAGCCGCCCGGAGGCAACTGAACTTTGCCGTCGGTTGTGATCGTAGCGGACTGCCGAGCTATGTTTTCCGGCAGCTTCGCTTTTGCAGCTTCTTTGCTGACGACGCCAAGCTTTTCCAGCAACCAGGAAACTCCCGACTTTAGCGACTCCAGCGGACTCATCACCAGATTGAGTCCATCAGCAAGCGCCTTGCCGAACCGCTTGCCTATATCAGCAGCGCCGCTTAGTTCTGCGGCAGTCGATTTGACCGGTGCCAGCAAATTACTGAACCAACCAAACAGGGCTTTTACCTTATCCGCGATCCAGCTAAAAACTGGCATCAATGGGGAAAAGGCTTCTGAAATTGGCGCGACCGCTGCCTTGAAACCCTCAACAACACCACTCAGGAACGCCTTAATCGGTTGCCAGTATTTCCAGATAACTAACGCCACGCCTGCCAGCGCGGCAATAACTAATCCTATCGGACTCAGCAACACCGTAAGCGAACCAGAAATCAGTGTCAGGCCAGTTCGCAACACCGCCAAAGGAGAGGACGCCAGCCATAGCAAGGCACGACCAATTCCGGTCATAGCTGCACGAGCTGCAGTGAGGGGGTTAAGCACAGCCCACATCGCACCACGCAGCAAAGCCAGTGGACCTGATGCAACTCGTACAGCAGTAGCGCCAATTTTAGAAAGGGAGGCTTTCAGAGAAGAAAGCGGACCTGCCAGCAAACCCGCCGCACTGGCTGTACCTCCGAAACCGCCGGAAAGCAGCGTAAGGGGGGATTTAGCCAGCCACATAAAGCCCTTACCAAGCCCGCCAAGCTGAGCAAACAGGCCTGGTAAAATCCGGATCCCCAGCGTTTGCATACTTAATCGTACAACAGCCAGCGGGCCGATAACTGCCGCAACAGCTACCATCAGCGTTCCTGTCACTACCGCGAGAGCTGCAAGCGCCGCAGCAACTTTAATCAGTGTGCCAGCCAGCTCAGGATTAGCCTCAACCCAACGGCGAACCGCGCCCGTTACCTGACGGATAGCGCTCATAATTTCCATCAGCGGTGTACGCAATGTTTCGCCTAGTCCACTCATTACGTTTGCGGTTCCGGCTTTTGTAAGCATCCATTGTGCAGAAAGGGAATCTTTGTTGATGTCAGATTCTTTCTGCATGGACCCCGCTGAGGCCCTTCCCTGAACTAACGCTAACTGCCTGTCTAATTCATCAAGGTTATTAGCAAGCTTTCCTGCATCATCGCCAAATTCCTTACCGAATAATTGCGTCAAAACATTAAGTCGTTTATCTGGTGCTATCTTCTGATTAACCATCTGAAGCACACGACGAATAGTCCCCATTGAATCATTCGCCATATCTTTTTCTAGCTGTCCCGCCTTAAGTTTCAGCGCATCTAGCCCATCAAAAAAGCGATCACTTTGCATGCTTGCAATTGATAATTCTCGCACCATTGCATTAGCTGCACTTGCTGCCACTTCCGGCGCCGCTCCAAGGGTCAGAAAGGTAGAACCCAGCGCAGCTGCTTTTCGAAAGTCGAGGCGGTCAGCGACCCCGCCCATGCGCTGCAGCACATCGATAATTTCATTACCTTTTGATTTGGCGTTATCGTCCAGGTAGTTAATTACATCCCCTAGCTGCTCAATGTTTTTTGCTGGTACTTTATAAAGACCGGCAATTTTTCCGAGGTCTTCAGCAAGCTGTCCAGCTGGCAATTCAAAGGCTGTAGCGGCTTTTGCAGAAACGGAGGCAAAGTTGAGAAGGTCTGCTTTTAACTCTTTCCATGTTTTGGCGTTTTCCCCTATACCCATACGGGCGCCGCCTTCTACCAGCGCAGCGTAATCTACCGCGCCGTTTTGAAGTGGTAACGTCTCGCTTGCTGTTTTGATGGCGGCCTGCAGCTCATAAAATTGCGATGTGCGATTTCCGTTATCATCACGCAGCCCGTTTACCTGTTTCGCCACACCTTTCATGGCATCTTCAAGGCTTGCATAATCTTTTACGGCCGCGACTACCGGCGCGCCAATTCCAACCCCTGCAGCCGTCATGGCCGCGCCGGCACCTGCCACCCGGTCGCGAGCTTCCAGCGTTTTACTGTATTGCTCGCGAGCAGCATTCATTTTTCGCTGTTGTTCCCCGACGCGCTTCAACCTGGCTTCCTGTTCTGAAAGCTGGCGATTAAAGCGCTCCGTTTCCCGGGTAATGCGTGCCGTGGCGCTGGCGCCATCGTTAGCAGAAATCCCGGCGCGATAAAGTTCGGCCCGAACCTGCGCTGTTTGCCGTTGTAGTTTGCCCTGGCGTTCCTCCAGGCGCTGTACGGTTAGCCGCTGTCGCTCCATTGCTACAATCTGGCGCTGCGTTGGCGGCCCCATCTGGCCCAGCTCGTTACTCAGCAGGAAGGCTTTCTGGCGGGCAAGGCTCAGTCTGTCGGCCAGCTTCTGGTTTTCTGTCTGTAACTTACGGAACCCGTCCAGCTGCGCACTGGTCTGGTTCATCTGTTTAAGGGCGTCGCGGGACTTTTTGACGGCGGCGGCCAGCTCCTGAGTGCTGGCGCGCGCCTGTTTGAAAGGGCGGGTGAGCTTATCAATCGCGCTCATTACGACCTGCAGCCGCAGGTTACGATCACTCATCGTCAGTGGCCCCACTTCTTAAAATGGCTTTATGCCGCCACTCCAGAAGCTCCGTCAGCGTCATATCAGCCGTGGCGGATGGCGGCCAGTGAAATACGGTAGCGATGTCCGCTACCAGGTCTTCAACGATCAGCTTTGCGGGAAAGCTGACATCGCCGACCTCGGCAACAAAAAACTCACCAACTCCAGTGACAGCTGCAGCAAATCGCCCGGTTCCAGCATAGCTACCTCCGCTTTCGTCAGGGAAGGCGTAGTGACACGTGGCAGAACCAGCATCATAGAATCCACATCCATATCCATCAGCGCCTGCAGGCGGGCGCCGCGTAAAGCACCTGAGTTAGGTTTACGCACCACAATTTCAGTGATAGTGGTAGTTCCGCGCACAATCGGACTGTCGAGCGTGACGGTTGTTTCAGTTGCTGGAGCCTGTTCGTTTTTTACGTTTTCCATAATTAATCCATTTTTAAAAGAGGGAGAGAATAGGCGCGACGAAGCGCGCCAGCTGTTACAGGCCAATGGCCGCGCGGTGCGCTTCCATCAGGTCCACGCCGTTTACGATCCAGACCATGTTTACGAGGTCCACTTCATATATGACCTCACCGTTGATGGTCAGCTTGGCGTAACTGTTGGTGCTGCTCACTTTCATTGTGCTGCTGTCGCCCTGTTTATGCTCGCCGGAATCCAGCTCTTTATGGCGTCCGCGAACAACAAGTTCTACTGCCTGCACTTCGCCTGTGTCGTCGCGCTGAATAGACTCCGCGAAGCGCAGTTGCACGCCGTCAACAGTGGTTACGCTCATTTGCTTAAACAGTTGAGCCTCCATGCCGCCAACTGTAAATTCCGTATCAAGCGCGCCATCGTCCAGGCCCATGCTGATATCCACTGCGCCCGGCATACCTCCACCACGGTATTTTTCGAACTTCTGCGTGAACTTCGGCAGCGTCAGCGACTCAACAAGCCCGATGTAGCTGTTGCCGTCGTTAAACAGGTTCAGATATTTCAGTTTTTTAGGCAGTGCCATTGTGGCTCCTTAGCTTTTTACCTGGCTGGCAAAGTCAATCAGATACTGGTCAGTGATGCGCTGGCGCAGCATCAGGTTTTCCAGTGGAGGGACCGGGGTATAGTCATAATCAATGGTGAGCTTCCCGGCCTTGAGGGTGTCTTTGTCGTTCACCGAATCATCAAGCCAGCAATTCGCGCCGAGGAGATAGCCCTGGTTAACGAGACTGCGCAGCTTTGCGCGGATGCCCTCAATAATGTCGCGGGCCAGCGACGGGTTCAGCGGACCGTCAACGGCCCACATCTGCGCCTCTGCCATGGTGTCCATCAGCACCTGCGCGGTGCGGGTGTAACACTCAAACTGAAAAAGCGCGTCGTCGCTCAGGCAGCGGGAACCCCAGAAGCGGAAACCGTCTTTACGGATCAGCGTGGTGACGTCGTTCTGGTTCAGCAGGCCCGCGTCCGTCGCCGGATCCTGCAGGTCCCAGAACACGTCTTTGGAAATGCCGGTGACGCCGTTCACCCCGACGTTTGACAGGGACTTGTGCCAGCCGGTCTGCTCGTCGATTTTGGCGCGCAGACCGAGCGCGCGGGCGGTGGCGTAGGCCGTCGCGTCCGCTTTCAGCACGGTGTCAAAGTTGATGAAGTCAGGCCAGATAAGCATCCCTTCGCGCTGGCTGAAGTTGGCGCGGTAGGCGATGGCTTCTTCTACGCTTTTGCAGCCGTAGGCCGACAGGTAGGCAAAGCCGCGCAGGCTCTGCGCCACGCTCAGCAGCTCGGTCGCAACGGCCTGCGTGTCATGTCCCGGCACGCCGAGAATGCGCGGCTTGACGCCACAGACGGCCTGCGCGGCCAGCAGCGCCTTCATGCCGGTGCGCTGGCCATCGGTTACGCCGCCGATGATGTTAGCGGTGGTTTCCGCCTCGGTTTCGCCCTGCGGCACGCGCACAACGACGGTGACGGGTTTTGCCTGGTCGGCAATGGCGTCCAGCGAGCGGGCCAGCGTGCCGGACTCGCCAGCCTTGCCGCTGGCGGTGAGCACGTCGGTCAGCAGCACCGGGCGGTTGAGCGGAAAGGTTGCCGCGTCGGCGTCGTCGCCGGTGCAGACCAGACCGACGATTGCCGTGCTGACGGTGGTAATAGTTCGGGTGCCCTCGTTGATTTCCTCAACGCGCACGCCGTGGTGATAATCCTGAGCCATGTGGCGGTTCTCCTGTAAAGGGGTTCCGCTATGGTGAAAGGTGACAGCTTCGCGCGCATCCTGCGGGCATTGTGCGGGGCATGGCACAAAGCAAACAGGCCCGAAGCGGGCCTGTGATTTACTCCGGCTTTTCTGCCTCGCTGCTATCCGGCGCAGAAAACTTGCCGCCGTCATATTTCCATCCGATATCTACCGTGCCGTCCGCTGAAATAGCGCGGCCACTTTCAGGCGCCCAGTCTGATTCACCATCCCATACAACCAGATTGATTACCGTCCCTTTTTCCACGACTGCATAAACGCTCATTATGAATACTCCTCAATGATAACGATCCCGGCACCACCTCGTCCGCCGTACTGAGTAGAACCTACGACCTGGCTGATGCCACCCGAACCGCCAGAGCCATAAACCCCGTCGCTTCCGCCGGAATTTCCGACCCGTCCGCCCGGTCCAGAGCTGATGGCACTCATTCCGCCCGCGCCGGAGATACCGCCGTTAATGGGTGGCATAATGGCAACGCTGCCCGGCGCGCCCCACGCATTGATTTCTCCGCCATAACCCAAGCCGCCTGCGCCGCCTGACATAATGTAAGAGGCATTATTTGTCGCGCTTGTTCCCGCTCCGCCATCTCCGCCCGAACCAGAGCAATATGAGCCGAAAGATGTTGCACCGCCCGCGCCGCCCGAATAGCCAGACTGCCCGCCCGGCGCGCCGCCTGCGCCAATCGTGACGTTAACGGACTGAAAATCTGCGCCCACGGTAAGCGTGCGCTCAGAGTAACCACCTGCTCCGCCGCCGCCGCCAATCGCCGTGTAACCGCTGTTTGTCTGACCGGCTGCGCCACCGCCGCCCCCGCCGCCGATCACCCTGACACGGATCGCTTTCACGTTCGCATCGGGCTTATAACTGCTGCTCGCAGTAATGTACCGGCGACGCAAGAAGCGGCCGGGAATGGCGTCGGGAAGGCCTTGATCAGCCAGTGCTACCGCCACAAACTCTGTGGTAGCTATCTGTTTCGTTTTGCTTCCCTTTGCTGCGGTGGGCGCTTCAGGCGTACCGGTCAAGACAGGACTTTTTTTAGGCGCATATTGCTCGTGTGGGTCTTCATTTTTCAGGTGCTCATCCATCAGAGCGTCGGCATAGCCTTTTACCTCAACCACGGCATTATCAACATACTGCCGCGTTGCCAGCACCACGGCCGGATCAATCTTCAGGGTGATAGCGTCCGTGCTGTTCACGATGATGAGCATGCGCACGGTCTGCGTGCGGCCGCTGCCTTCCTGCAGGGCGGGCTTGTAGGTTTCCGGCGTGTTACAGACCGCAATCAGCGTACCCTCCGCATCAAACAGCCCCATTTCCCGGATCCAGAATCCGCCCTCCGTTTCGGGGATCACCTGCTCGGCAATCACCTGGCTGGCGTTGGTGGCATCGATACTCAGCGTATTGATGGCCGCCCGGCGCACCTCGTTTACCAGCTTTGTCTGGCTGGCGTTCGGCGTGGGCAGCGTGCCGCCGCCGTCGCCCACGGCCATCCGCGTGATATTCAGTTTTGTGCCAAGCGCGGCGGCGTTGGCAATTTTGGCCGCGCCGAGGTTGGTCACGATTGCGTAAAATTTTTGTGTCATTGTCCGACTTCCATCAGGTCGATAACGTGAACCGCCGCGCCCGCATATGTCGGGCCGCTGACGGAAAGAATTTCCGGGGTGTACGGGTAAATTGAGAGATCGTCACCGTCGTAGCCCGCGGCGGCTATGCGGGTTTCGCCGCTCACCTGAAGGTTGATGGACATGCCCAGCAGGTGACGGCTGCACGGCTTGGCGTCACTGATGAGCCGCTCCAGCTCCTGATAGGTTTCTTCCGTAATGCCCTGGTCCTGCACGCCGATGTCCAGTCGAAACGTGCCGGGCGCTTCGCCGGTTTTCCACCACTCAATAACGCGGATCAGGAACCCGAACGGCTCCACCACGCGCCGGATAGCGCTTATGGTTCCCTTGTGCTGATGAATATAAAACGCATCGAGCACCACCTGCCGTTTGACACTTTCCGCCCAGCCTTCGTCCCATCGGTCCACCGAAAACGCCCAGGCGAGATAGGGCAGAAACTTCAAGGGACATTTGGCAGGATTCCATAAATCACGCAGCGGAACATCAAGCCCTGATATATCGCTGCATGCCTGGGCAATCCTGCGTTCAAGTGCGCTGGATCCCGGCGGTAAAAGGCTATTATTCATCTGTACCACCAGTTGTAACGGACCAACTCTCGCACCATGCCGCCTGGGTCTTATCAAGCACCACATCTTCAGACGGTGCGGCTAACTCCACCCTCTGCACACCTTCAACATGCAGGGCGGCAAAGATTGCTGAGCGGCGAATATCGCGCCCTAGCCTGGCCTGACTGGCAATATACTTTTGCAGGTTTGCACGCGCGGCAGTCAGGATGGGTTCCGCCTCCGGGCCAGGATAGAGATACAACGTGGCGTTGACTTCATAAGATATAATCTCCGCGCTTCGCACCGTCACCCTGTCCGCCAGTGGGCGTACGCTTTCATCATTCAACGCCGCATCTACTACAGCCAATAGTTCGGCGGGAGACTCACCATTCCCTTCGCGGCTTAACACGGTAATAACGACCTGTGCAGGCGCCGGGCTGGTTGCTGAAGCATCGGCAACACGCCCATCAGCGCTGCGCGCGTGAAATTCATAAGCAGCTGTAGGCCCAGCCACGGACAAACCTTCGAATGCTTGGGGAACCCGTAAACGAAGGTCATCATCAGTTTCCATTACCGCGCTGGTCGGCGGCACAGCTTCTTCATTCGCTGGCGTAACGGTCAGTCGTTCTACACCATTGTTAGCCGCCAACTGGTCAAGGTCACTTCCAAGCGAATAAGCAACCATTACTGCCTGCGCAGCCTCATTGATGCGCTGGCGCATGAGAATTTCCCGGTAAGTATTCTCCTGAAGCAGCTTAACCACTGGCTCAGATTCCAGCTCAAGGGTGCGGCTTACTGCATCGCGTTCTTCTGCAGGGTAAAGCGCGATGAAATTTGCCTTACGCAGGGCAAAAAGGGTTTCAAAGTCGAGAACTTCCACCACTTCCGGCGCGGGTAGCTGCGACAAGTCAACAAGACTCATACCATTACCCCCAGTTCAACTGACAGGCTGGCCGGACCGCCATCATTCCTGTTGCCTGTAAGATCCACCGTCATTGAGCCATCCATGCCACGTTCAATATTAATGCTGTTAAGAACAAGGCGCGGCTCCCAGCGGCAAAGAGCGCTGTAGACTGCTGCCATCACCTGCAGTTTCAGCGCGTCGTTTTGGGGCTGGTCGATAAGTGCAGCCAGCAGCGAGCCGTATTCCCGGCGCGCCAGCCGTGAACCGACCGGCGTTACAAGAATATCCCGGATGGACTGGCGTAGATGTTCCAGATCGGTAATACGCACGCCGCTTTCCTGATTCATGCCGATATAACGCATCAGACAGGGCCTCCTGAATTGCTGCTTCCTCGCTCTACGCCGCTGTGTTTATGGGTATGCACCACCACGCCATTTGAACTCATTGAGCCGCCGGACTGTGTGACGTCGCCGTTTATCACTACCTCGCTATTTATGCGGGTCCTGTCGGCGTCAACAACAAACTCACTGGTTTTAAGCTGGATGCTTTCCGGCGCCTCAAAAACGATGTTTGCTCCGGCCTTCACCAGGTAACGCCCTGATTCCGGCTCGTATTCAATCCAGCCACCATCCGGGAACGACGTAACCTGCGCATCTTCAGACATGGACGGCGGCGGGTTGTCTTTTGAATAAATCGCCGGTAACACAAACGCTGTAGTGAGATCGCCACCAATGGACAGCAATACAACCTGTTCGCCTACTGACGGGCGCCACCATGTTTTTGACCGGCCAGCTCGCATCGTCAGCCAGTTGAGCCACGTCGTTTGCAGCTCGCCAGTCTGAACGCGGCACAGCCAGTTTTCGCTATCCACCTCAATAACGACCCCATTTCTGATGAGGTTCAGCAACAGGCGGTAAAGCTCAGCAAAAGTAAATTCTGGATTTTTCATTGTGTCAGTTTTCCATTATTGCCGCGTGGCGCTTAGCGCCGGGCGTTGTCTGGTTAACAGGACAATCAGCGGGAGAGGTGGTCCATAATCAGGGACAGGATCAGTTCTTCGGAAGCGTCGGAAATGCCCAACAATTCACGGCGCGCATACCTTACAACTGGCCCGTTTTTTCTCACACGGTCCCGCAAACCATAGTGATGGACACGGGCGATGCGCTGCACCTGTCCTTCAAATGCAACCTCTGCCTCTGTATCAGTGGCGCGGGCTTTCAGATAACGGGCGGTGCGCAGCTTGCTGAACATCTGGCGCTTAATACGGCCATGCTTCGCCCGGCCGCTGCTTTTTCTTGGCTCAAAAGCGCTGCCGTCCGGGTTTTGCTGCATTCTGATGTTCTGCTGCTGTTGCTTTCGCAGCCCGGCGGCGACATCGCGCATCAGCTTGCGGCGCTGTGACGGTTCGAGCTGCGACAGCAGGGCGTCAAGCCAGCTTTCAATCTGCTTAAACTCAGCCATGCGAGGTCCAGTATTCGTCCGGTACTTCCGGTTCCGGCACTGCCTGAACGACAGCTTCATCACCAGACTGTGTGACAAGCACACGTTCCGTCAGCGCCAGATGAATGCTGATGTCGGCCAGCGTGTTGCTCAGAACATCCACTTGAAAGCGGAACAGTTTTTCGCGCAGATCCGGGTTGTGTAAATCGTCGGGCTGATTGGTGGCAAGCCACGCCAGCACGACGGCAATTAGCAGATTCTGATCGCCGCTGTAGTCCGTAACGACCAGATTCAGGGTGTACCTGTATTCCCAGCTAAGCCCCGGCGCGCCTGTGCTGACGACTTTCCCATCGTCAACAAAAAGGTGCAGCGCGTCAGGGTTAGCCGCCAGATACGGAATGCTTTGCAGTGCTTCCCGTAGCGATGATGGTTTGTTCATATTTTTCCTGACAATCAACAGTCATATCCACCCTGGCTGCGCACTGCGCCCAAGCCGCTTCTGCTGCGTCCTTTGCCGCTATTAGCTCGCCGTTCGTGGCCGGGTTACTCGCCGGAAGTTGGCAGCGTGCTATTTTCGGACAGGTAAGCGGCATAACCTGCGGCGCCGGTAATTGCCGGTCGCTTTTGCATCCTGATAACGTCAGCAGGCAAAGGAGCGTCAGCCCAGCGCTTAACTTCTGGGTTTTCATTGGTAAGCCTCTTGAACTTTTCCGCCCGCGCCGCGACGGCAACGGCGATGGCGTCCTGTTGTTGTTGATAGGCAAGCTGAAAGCCGTTGTTCGCTTTTGCCATCAGATCAACCGCGACCAGCTGGCTTGTTGTGCGTGACAGGTCGTCTTTCAGCTCGGTGATAACGCCGTCTTTATCCTGAACATCCCGACGGGCGTCCCTCAGTTGCCAGCCAAGCCACAGCGACAAGGCCAGCAACAGCGCGCCGATAATCGCTACGCTGCGGGACATGGTTCAACACCATCGCGCCAGTCTTTCAGCAGCCCTTTCATCACGCCACGAACGATACGAAAGGTAGCAATGCTAAGCAGGTAAATAACAGCGGTCACAAACCAGCCGGAATAGAGCAGTGCGGTGATAATGAAAGCCGCTTCAACCGGCCATAGCACTTTGCGCAATCCTGACGGCTTATCCAGCCCGAACAGCTTACAAAGGAGAGGTGGCATCTCCTCTCTGCCGGGCTTCACAATGCCTTTTTCACAAAACGCATAGACGGCGTAGCTGAAAATACCCACTGCCATAATCGCGGCGGTCACAAACGCCATGAAAAATACCCAGCATGCCGCTGCGCTCATCGCCACGCTTTGCGGATGAAAAATCCCCCATGCCAGCGCACTCAGAAACAGCACATGGATCACCCAGCCACTCATTTTGTTTTTCACTTTGTCACCCCTTTTAAGCACCATGCCAGCTCCCGCGCGCGGCGGTTCTCCAGCCCTTCGTTTTTAATCCCGTTGACGTAAACCCAGCGCGGAAGCTGGTTGCACGCCTGCAACCACTGCCCGCGCTTAAGAAACGTCACCATTGTTGATTTGCATGCGGCACCCGTGCCGACGTTAAACGCCAGGCTTACCATTGCGTCGTAAACCTGCTGCGGCATCTGTACCGGCACGCAGACGGCAAGCCTTCGCTCTACGTTCAGCACATCACTAACCAGGTTACTGGCCGCCTGATGCTCGTTAATGGTTTTACCCGGCACCACGCCAGCGGTATGGCCGATCCCGTTCGTCCAGACCCCGGCAGTGCACTTGTACGGCGTGAGCTGGCACCCTTCATAATCCGCAATGAGTTGCAGACCCTGCGGCGAGGTTTTCAGCAGCTCAAACTGCGGCAGCGTGGCAGCAATCGCCAGTACCACGCCAAGAAGGCAACGTTTAACGATTGACGCGTTCATAGTCCTCCCGGCTAATTTTTCCGGCCTCAAGCAACTGATAGGTTTTGCGCCGGTAGTACCAGGAAATAAACAGCGCACCGGCACCTATCCCCATACCAAATACGGTTCCCACATCCTGAATGGACCAGTCGCCCAGCCACGCAAGAAAAGTTGCTATTGCGTAAGCAATTGCCGCCGCTACCCGTTCGATATTCATTTTCACTCCCAGAGCTGCACGGTTTCAGCGGTCGGACTGCTGACCTGTTCGGGCAGCTCAACTTCCAGACCGTGCGGCAGGATGGGGCCGACATCGGCCAGCCCCGGATTAGCGGTCAGTACCGCTTCTGTCATGCCCTGCGTGCGCCCGTAATGACGCCAGCAGAGCGCATCTACCGTGTCATACTGCTGCGCCCGGACTTTCATCAGATAAGCTCCACCGTCATATGCGGCAGCTCCTGCAGGCGGGCAATCGCCCAGCGTGCATCGCGCCACAAATCACCCAGGCTTACCTCCATTTCATCGGCCTTTTTGTTCCCTTCCGCCGTGCTGTCAAAATCCCGGTAGTTTTCAACCGTGACGGCTTTCGTCCAGCACCAAACCGCGCGGCGGTATAACTGCACACGCTCGCTTTCACCGTCGATTTTTTCTGATGGAACATCAGCCAGGACGGCATAGCCTCGGTCCATTTGCTTACGGCGAAACTCGAACAGCTCGGCGTTCACTTCTGAAATGGCAGTACGCGCCGCCAGTCGCAGCCGCTCCGGCGTCACTGTCCCGTCTGTGCGCATGTCGCGGCGATACTCTGCAAGGTCCAGCGTGGGCCAAAAAAAGGTATTTTCGATCACGTCCGGCGCGCTTTCGTTCACCGGCTCCGGCGAAACAAATTTCATGTTCATGCACTACTCCCTGATGGTGGGCGGTGGACGGGGTTTTGATGCGGCTTATAGCCTGTCGCCACCCCGTGCCGCCCCGCGCGTGGGCACGTTCGGTTAGCCGCCAGCGGCCTTGCGCAGCCGGGCTTCCAGCTGCTTAATTTCAGTTTTCACGCCACAGTTGCTGTCCAGCTGTAGAGCGCGTTTAAGATGGTTGAGCGCGGCGACACCCTGATCGTTATCCCGCAAGGCATAGCCCAGCGCTTTGTAGATGCGCGCACGCGACTGATCCGGCATGTCGTGCGGTTCAACCAGGTCAAGCGCCTGCGTCAGCAGCGCGGCGCTGAAAGTCTCACCGGCAGCAAAAGCACGCATGGCGGCATCAGCAAACTCTTCGGCAATGGCCGTTGCCGTTGTGCGGTTGAAGCGCTGCGGCAGCACCCAGCCATGTTTAAGCGCGTGGCGGGCAATCTCCAGCGCGCCGGTATAGTTCCCGGCATCAATGCGCCAGATCAGAACGAACATCGCCACATCGTCCTGACGTGCGGCATCTGCTGCCAATAGCCCGGCAATCCAGGCGTCATAGACCGGCAGAAACTCGCGTTTCAGTTCAATTTTTCGTTCAGTGGACTGCACACCTTTGAGACGGCGCGCATGTTCGGAAAGCTGCATCAGCATCCGTTCATAGCCAGTCGCGGCGGCGGCACTGCCGCCCGGTCGGGCGGCCTCCTGTGCCTGGATGAAGCGCGTATGCGCACGGAACGGGTTGGTCATTGTTATGCCTCGCCGTCCGCCTGGGTTTCAGTGGTTGACGCTGGCGCCGTGTTCATGGTTTGCATGACAGCAGCCGTTACTGCAGCGATGCGAGCAATCTGCTCATCGGACAGATCCGCGCCTGCAGCCTGCTGTGTCGGTGCATCTTCGACTTCCAGCATTTCGATGTTTTCAATCAGGCAAACACAGTCGTAATCCTCAACCACATACGCTTCGTTAACCGATTCAAAGTTTTCCACGCGGTCCCGCTTCGGATTGTCGATAACCGAGCGGCGGCGCGTGCCTTCCTGCCAGTAGATGGACAGGTTGTCCAGGCGGGTAATCAGCATGGCGTTAGCCGGGAAGAAGGGCGCCTGCACCGCCTGCAGGTTGCCGATGCGCTTCTGGCTGATAATGAGATCGGCGGCCAGCGCTTCACTGTTTGGCTGGTCACGGTTAACGATGGGGAAATACTTATCCGCCATCAGCGAGCGGCCACAAATAACAACAAGCTCAGTATCGTCCTGATACCACGGTTCTATTTTTTCGCTGACGGCGCCCATAACCAGCGCATCAAGGTTTTTGAAGTCTCCGCCTTTACCAATCCGCACTTTTTCGGAAATGGTGGAGCCATCCCCGGAGACGATTTTACTCAGCACGCGCACAGGCGCTTCACGGCGGATTTTTTCCAGCCAGCCAATGTTTACATCCTGCAGCAGCGGGTAAGTCACGCGGTCAGAGGTCTTCTCTCGCTTCAGACCGTTGAAGCCGATCATGATGCGGTCCAGCGCCTGACGCTTCACAATGGCGTCACGGATACGAGTCTGGAAGTCCTGAAATTTTGCCCACAGATCCAGCTTTTCATAAGGCAGGGCCGTATCAAAATTGGTCTGAGTACATTTGTAACCTTCGCCGTCGATGTAGGTCGGGTCAGTCGGCTGACGCTCCTGTTTGGTGGTATCGGTAGTTCCGGCAATAGTCTGACCGATGCCCAGCCCCAGCCGCTCGCCGGACTGCTCATCTACCGGCACAAGATTGATGCGCTGCAGAAACGCGGAGGACTCCTGAATTTTGGTTTCCAGCGTCTGTGCAACCGACGGCTCAGCGGTGTACTTCTTACCGACATCATCAATGCTGATGCCGTTAAGCTCCGCAAGGCGTGTCAGGTAGGCGTTAAGTTTAAATCGGGTGGTTTTTTTCATTGCGCTGTTACTCCGTCAGCAGTTGGTGAGAGCTTCATTGCCACCGTTGCCGCCAGTGGAATGCGGGCGGCGGTCGCCGCGGCTGTCCTGGGTGGACAGTTCTTCGCGCAGAGCGGTGAAGTCGGTTGCCTGCTGTTGCTGGCTCTGCTCCAGCGCTTCCAGGCGTTGCGTTAAATCCGCTTTGAACGACGCGAAGTTTTCGCCGGTCGTCGAGACTTCCACCGCCACCGCCTCAACCGCGCGATGCACGTCGGCAAAGTTCGCGTTGTCGTCGGCTTTTTTGCGGCTCAGCAGGTCTTTAACGCGGGTGAAAAAGGTCTGATCGTCTTCAAACTCAATCAGAGTTTCTTCAGCAGCAGTGAACAGGTTGCTTTCATCCTGTTTGCGGCGGGCCAGAGGGTTATGCGGCGCGGATGAGCTGAATTGCAGCATTTCCGTACCCAGGCTTGCCGGGTCGTCGGTTACGGCGAGGCCAACCAGATAAGCCTCCCCGGTATCTGCAAATTTCGGGTTCACTTCCATGGAAGTGAAGATTTTCTGCAGCTTAGCGGTCATGGAAACCAGCTCGTCGGTCGGCGTGATCCAGCCATACAGTGCGAGCTTGCCTTTCAATGGGCCGTCATTGATTTCTTCCGCTTCCAGCCTGTCCACTGTGCCAAAACGGCGGAAGGGGCTATCAGGTGTGTAGCCCTTGATGTGTTCGAGGTTAATTACGGCGGTGTAGAGCTGCGGGTTGTAATTTGCCGCCATCTGCTCAAGCCATACGCGCTCAATGGTGCGTCCGTCCGTGGTGGCGCCTTCCACCCCAATACGAAAACGCTTTGCTTTTTTTGCCATCTGTCCGGCTCCGGTTGTTCAGGACGATTCAGGAGCCTTATGGTTGCGGCGAGGGGGATGCAGAAACAATGCGGGGCGATTGTGGGAAAAATGGCACAACAGGACGAAGCGGATCAAGCGCTCGCCGGGCCGTAGTCTGGCGCCATGACTACGACGACGCTCAACCCTGACCTCGATCCGCGAAAACAGGCCATGTTCCTGTATTTCAGCGGCATTCGTATTGCCCGCATTGCCGAAATGCTGGGAGAGAAACCCGCGACCGTTCACAGCTGGAAGAAGCGCGACAATTGGAGCGAGATTGGCCCGCTTGAGCAGATGCAGCTCACCACAGCCGCGCGATACTGTCAGCTCATCATGAAGCAGCAGAAGGAGGGGAGGGACTTTAAAGAAATTGATTTGCTGGCCCGCCAGGCGGAACGACACGCTCGCATTGGTAAGTACAACGACGGCGGTAATGAAGCCGACCTGAACCCTAACGTGGCGAACCGCAACAAAGGCCCACGCAAGCCGCCGGAAAAAAACGTTTTTAGTGACGAGCAGATCGAGAAGCTTGAAGAAGTTTTTCACGCCGGAATGTTCGACTACCAGCGCCAGTGGTGGGAAGCGGGAAATAAATACGCCGTCCGCAATCTGCTTAAATCCCGTCAAATTGGCGCCACATACTTTTTTGCCCGTGAAGCGCTGATTGATGCGTTGACCACCGGCCGCAACCAGATTTTTCTTTCAGCAAGTAAGGCTCAGGCACACGTCTTTAAACAGTACATCATTGAGTTTGCGCGCGAAGTGGATGTCGAACTGAAAGGCGACCCGATGACGTTAAGCAATGGCGCGTGCTTGTACTTTCTCGGCACAAATGCCCGCACCGCGCAGAGCTACCACGGAAATCTGTATCTGGATGAGTATTTCTGGATCCCGAAATTCCAGGAGCTGCAAAAAGTTGCATCAGGTATGGCACTGCACAAGAAATGGCGCGAAACCTATTTCTCAACGCCGTCAAGCCTCACTCACAGCGCCTATCCGTTCTGGTCAGGTGCCATGTTCAACAAAGGCCGGACAAAAGCGGACAAGGTGGAAATCGACCTGTCACATAGCCACCTTTCGCGCGGCGCTCTCTGCGCTGACGGTCAGTTTCGCCAGATTGTCACCGTAGAGGATGCGGTACGCGGCGGCTGCGACCTTTTCGACCTTGAGCAGTTGCGCCAGCGTTACAGCCCGGAGGATTACCAGAACCTGCTGATGTGCGTATTCATGGACGACCTGGCCTCGGTATTCCAGCTGGCCCTCATGCAGGGTTGCATGGTGGACAGCTGGGAGGTATGGGACGACTTTGAACCACTGATGATCCGGCCGTTCGGGCACCGCCCGGTCTGGATAGGTTACGACCCGGCGAAGGGAACGCAGAACGGCGATAGCGCCGGATGTGTTGTCGTGGCGCCGCCGCTTGTTCCGGGCGGTAAGTTTCGCATTCTTGAGCGCCATCAATGGCGAGGAATGGATTTTCGCGCACAGGCGAAAGCCATTGAGGAACTGACCCGACGTTACAACGTGGCATATATCGGCATTGATTCGACCGGCGTCGGTGATGGTGTTTATAAGTCGGTTAAGCAGTTTTTCCCGGCCGCACGCGAGTTTGTTTACAACCCCAACGTAAAAAATGCCTTGGTCCTGAAAGCATACGACATTATCAGTCATCGCCGCCTGGAGTTTGATGCTGGCCTGACCGATATCGCGCAAAGTTTCATGGCTATCCGCAAAGCCACAACGGCCAGCGGCAACCGTCCGACCTATGAAGCCAGCCGCAGCGAGGAAGCAAGCCATGCAGATCTGGCCTGGGCAACAATGCACGCGCTGTTTAATGAGCCGCTTGAAGGAACCACTGTTAATAACAGCAATATCGTGGAGATTTTTTAATGAATAAACGCAAAGCCCGCGCGCAGGAGCTGCGCCGCCAGTCTGCCGCGCAGACCATGACATCACAGCCCGGCGCCGCACATGCGGAGGCTTTTTCGTTCGGCGACCCCGTCCCGGTTCTGGACCGGCGCGAACTGCTGGACTATCTGGAATGCGTGCAGGTCGATAACTGGTATGAACCCCCAATCAGCCTGGACGGACTGGCGCGTACGTTCCGCGCTGCCGTTCACCACAGCAGCGCCATTTACGTAAAGCGCAACATTCTGACCAGCACGTTCATTCCGCACCGCTGGCTTTCAAAGCAGGCGTTTTCACGCTTCGCCCAGGACTTTCTTGTGTTCGGAAATTCCTACCTTGAGCAGCGAGTAAACCGGCTCGGTGGCACGCTGAAGCTGGAACCTTCGCTAGCCAAGTTCACCCGGCGAGGCGTTGAGGCGGATCAGTATTGGTTCGTCCAGTACGGCTACGAGAAGCAGCCTTATGAGTTCGCGCCTGGTCGAGTCTTCCACCTGATGGAGCCAGACTTAAACCAGGAGATTTACGGCCTGCCAGAATACCTGTCCGCAATTCCCTCAACGCTGTTGAACGAGTCGGCGACCCTGTTTCGCCGTAAGTATTACCTGAACGGCTCGCACGCTGGCTTCATCATGTACATGAGCGACCCGGCGGCCAACCAACAGGACGTAGACAACATTCGAGAAGCGCTTAAACGCTCAAAAGGGCCAGGCAACTTCCGCAACCTGTTTATGTACAGCCCGAACGGGAAGAAAGACGGCATTCAGATAATTCCTCTCTCTGAGGTGGCGGCAAAAGATGAATTTCTGAACATCAAGAACATCAGCCGTGATGACATGCTTGCAGCTCACCGCGTGCCGCCGCAGCTGATGGGAATCATCCCGACCAACACCGGCGGCTTCGGCGACGTGGAGAAGGCCGCTCGTGTGTTTGTCCGCAACGAGCTATTACCTTTGCAAAAGCGGATGAGTGAGCTTAACGACTGGATTGGGGAAGAGGTGATCCGCTTTGATGCCTATAATTTAGATCTTAGCTAATACCTACGCACTGGGCGTTCGAAAATTTAACGCCCCAGTGCGACATAGCTCATTCAACAGTCAAATAGAAGGATTTAAATAATCTCCTATCTCATCACCCATTAAACTGATGTACTCTACACGCCATTGATCCATCCTGCGCAACGCATACAAAGTGAATTCAGTATCTGGAACAGCGTTACAGGACATTAGAGCGATAAGCTCACTCTCTGATGGTTCCCCATGATAAGTTGTAAACAATTTATTTATAAGCGCAACAGCCTGTTCAGCCTCTTGTCTTGCTTCTGGGCCTCCATCTATCGCATCATAAACCATATGGATATTTAATTCGTAAGGTGTGCCTTCTTCTAGATCGGTAAATCGATCCTCCCCTAAATCGAAGAAAACCCCTATTAAATGCCTAGAATGCTGGCTAATAATCTTTGCTAGCTCTTTTTCGAATCTAAATTTTTTAATGTCAAAAGCTCGTAGCCTACTCTCAAAAACGTCCGGGAACGCAGGACGCCCATATCTTGCTGCAAGCCATTGTTTTAGAGCTTGCTTTTCTTCGGGGGAAATTGTGAGGGTTGGATCACATTCTGGACATGTGAATTTATCTTTGTCTATCAGAAGCTTATTGTCATGCCTAAGTTCGATAGCATTTAAGTCAACATCCGCGGCATTTTCAAAATTTAAATGCAATATTCTTGGATGCTTGGCGCGGGAAAAATTGCTGGCCCCCCTTAATAAGGGGCCAGCTATAAGCTCAACTTTAGGTTCAGAAGAACTCTGTAAGTCACAATCATGACTTATGACGACAACTTTAACGCCCGTTTCCTCTTCCATAAGTAAACCTAAGGAAACAGCATCTTCATGCTTAAGAATTTGGCCTTGGCGCCATGTTGTTCCAGAGTCATTCATAAACTACTTTTTACTCCTTTACTCCTGAACCTGGGATAGAAACTGATGACATCCAGCCATCTGTAGGAGAACCTTTGCTACCTATCAGATTTGCTTTTACACCAGCGTTTTTAAGATTACGAGCTTCTTCAATTAAGGTAGTGACTGATTGCTGCCAGTTGTCACCTCGTTTTATCAAATCAATGATTGATAATCCGTCGAAGGCTTTCATCTTAGCCATGAGCTTGGCATTTACAATGCCAGCCTCATTAAAGCGATCTGATAACCGGCTCAGCTCCACAATGTAACTAGCCTTTGCCATGTCATCAGGCTGACTTTCACCTGATAACCATTTATAGAGTGCCTGTCTAGTTATACCTAAATCTTTTGCAAGCTCTGACATTGATGGAGCAAGCGTATATCTGACGTTGTTCAAGTGGTCAGATATTGTTCTAATATCAACTACCTCATTTTCAACATCACCCTCGGCTTCAGGTTTTGATAATCCAAACTGAACCTTAGGCTGTACATAAGCGCGCCATTGGTTTACATCGTCGACAGAAAAATGCGACCCAGTGCTACTTAAGAATAATGATGATGCAACTACAAATGCCCCGGCAATAGCAGGAGAAAAGCTAGGCGTTTCATAGTAACTACCAGTCATGGATTGACGCATATCACACCTCCCCGGCGTTATACCCATTTGTCAATGGCATACTGAGAGATCATTTTATTAAATGTACCTTTTATCACCCTATGAAGAGAAGTAAATTGTTGCTCGATCAAATCGATAGCCGGTGGCAAGTTGCCTTCCACATAGTGATCAGTATCGATGATGCCATGCCAAAGAGCGTGTTCAGTTCTAAAGCGCGGGATCACATCAACTCCGACCGGAACCATGTCAGGTGGGAAGCCTAACTGCCCGTGCATTTTGTGCAAACGCGTAACTAGGAAACCATTATCGATGATTGGTCCGACCTTAGTCTGGAAAACTAATTCATTGACTGATTGAATCTGATTTAAGTCTAAATCGATACCATGCAACCCTTCACAGAGATATTGTTCAATTGTTTCACCATTTTCAGGTAAAACAGCGTCCAAGTATCTCATGCCTAAGCGAGTAATTAAAGCAGGCCTAGGATGTTCCATCACTACAGCCAACCCTTTCATTAATTCTTTAATAAATGGTTGGTGTGTTTCGTATTCTGTCGTGTGAAACGTGAGGAAATCGTTTCCTAATATAAATCCCGAAGTACGACTCAAGTTAGACATATACCATTGCTGGACCGTTTCAAAAGCAGGCTGAGCCGGTACAGTAGGTGTATTAAACTCAAACTTAAGTTGCGTAGATTCTCGGCCCTCGAAGAGAGGGTAGCCTTGCAAACGTAACGCATCTTGTATGTCATCTACATACTTTTTCATCGCCTTAACAGGCGTAAACTTGATTTGCGCTAGTACGTAGTATACGGGTGCATTGGACATACGCTTGTTGTCACTCATGTCGCCCTCCTAATCATATCTATTAATAACTATCAACTGCTGACAGTTTACATCTTGGTTGACACTTTAACCACTACTTAGTTCAATCAATAGCACTTTAGCCAGACCTCCTATGCACTAAAGTAATCAGCGCGCGCTCGTAGCCCCGCCACGCCTGCCCGCTTTATGTAGAGGTTTTCATGCAGCTGCATGACATAAGCTAAAGCCCGTGATTACTGGCGGGCAGGGGCATTAATGAGTCTTCTGGGATCATGCGAATTTATGCGGCATAGTTATGCAGTACCTGGCCACGTTAAAATTCGGGCAGCTGGTCGTCAGTTTAGCGGTTGCGCAATATGGCCTTGGAGTATTCTTATCCAAGATCTGCGGGAAAGTGGAAATGAGAGAAGTGCTAATTTGATAGAGGGTCATTCAAACCGCTAACTCTTTGCTTTCAGCATGATAGTTAGAGGAACAAGCGGTTTGTTAAGCGCCGCTTTATAGTCAACGCTGCTCCCCGTATAGTCTCACACGCGCTCTCTAAGGCATTTTGCAGGAGGAGCTTTTCACACCTTTAGCAAATCCTTTTTCGTTTTTATTGGCAGCATGGCGCTGACGCAGCCTGCGTATACATGTTTGAATGCTAAAGTCGCCACGTCTGTCCGCTTCATGTATCGCTTTAATGCAGATGCATATCCGTGCCAAATCGTCTCCAGCCATGGCGGCGCACAGCCTTATCGAGCCATCCAGTCAGATGCAAAACCATGCACCGCTTGCATGCACAAAAAAAAGAAAAATTCGGAAAAAACCTAAAAAAAACGATAATCACACTTCCAATTTGGAACCGATTTCGGTGTACAATGTTACCAATGATTACACTTTTCTAACAAAATAATGTGCTTTCGCAAAAGCATAGTTCGAATATTGGATAAATTATGGAAAACTTGACTGTCATCACGCGCCCAGAAAACAATAAGCGTTTACTGGTCTACTTTTTTTGGGATGCGGACGGTATCGTTGATGATTACGTTGTTCACTCAATAAAGGCGCTAGGTGAACATTCTTCCGAAATAGTAGTAGTCGTAAACGGGGAATTGAATCCTCTCGGTTATCGTAAACTTCGTTCTGTTTCTAATCAGCTGATCATTCGTGAAAATGTTGGTCTAGATGCTGGAGCTTACAAGGCAGCATTTGATTATGTTGGCTATGACTATTTGAGCAAATTTGACGAAGTTTTAGTTACCAATTTCACTTTGTTTGGGCCGCTGTTTTCTCTTTCCGACTTTTTTTCACGAATGGATTCTACGCCCTGCGATTTCTGGGGGCTCGCCGGTTATAACGAAAAGGTCAAAGGCCAAGACGACATTCAGCATCTCCAATCATATTTTGTGGCGTATCGTAAATCTCTCACGTCTTCAAAAGACTTTAGGAATTATTGGCAACAGCTGCCAAAAATCGAAAACTATATTGATTCGGTTAACCTCCATGAGTTAGCTCAAACACCTTATTTCTCTGATAGAGGATATACTTTCGCTAGCTTTTCATCGACGAAGAAATACGCAAGCATATCTCCATACAATTTTGTTATAAGTTGCGCCGATCGTGTTCTTATAGAGGACAACTGCCCCTTCCTTAAACGTAGAGCGATGTTTTTCTCTAATGGGAATTTCGAGCAAGGCTCAAATATTCATAAAATCACGCATATAACAAACTTTATAAAGTGCCGTACCGATTATGACATTGCTTTAATGCTTGAGAATATCGAGCGTACTCAAAAGCCGATACCTCCTAAACCAGTCATTATGCCACAAATTGAGCCCCCAGCTCCTATTTCTCGATATAGGCATTATAAAAGGCGGCTTGGTTCGTACATACATCCGAAAAAAGAGATTAGAGATATTCTCAAACAACTTCTTTGGGATGAAGCTCATCCTCGGCCAGTGATCGCTCCTCAGGTGGAGCCCTTGGTACAAGAACCTCACTATTTGTGGGAACAATATATAAATTGCTTTAGAAAGCAGAAGCAAATTTCATCTCCTATGCATCCTGGTCCTCCTCAGATCCAGCATGTTGGGCGTTACACCTATGCCGCACCGGACACCCATGTTCATTGCATCGGCACAGTTATCGGCTCGTTCTGTTCTATTTGGCAGCGCGTGGTAATCGGGCACGGTAGTCACCCGAAAGACTTTCTTTCATCATCGCCATTTTTCTATTTTGATGAACTGGGGTTCAAAACAAAAGAAATGCCGACCCACGATCAGTTTTGGTATATTGAGCCCGCCATCATAGGCAACGACGTATGGATCGGTGATGGCGCTTTCATAAAGAATGGGATAACAATCGGGGACGGAGCCATCATCGGTGCGAGAGCTGTCGTAACCAGAAATGTCCCGCCTTATGCTATCGTTGCCGGTATACCTGCTGACGTTATCGGATATCGCTTTGATGAAAAGACAATACATGCACTACTTGAAAGCAAGTGGTGGGATTTACCAGATGATATGATCCGCCAGATACCGTTCGATGACATACAAAAGGCGGTGGCATTCTTAGCTGGCATTAAGAACAACACCCTCGCCAATGAAAATAACAAAAAGGCTGAGGTTATTCCCACCATGGCCGTCGTCAGTTAG